GGATACTCTTATCAATCCTGCTAAACTCAAGACACTATCATTTGATACTCCGATCCAAAGGAATGCTGGATTGGATTTATATGAACCAAGAAAAGATAAACACGAATATGTTATTACTGTTGATGTAGCTAGAGGAACTCAGAATGATTACTCTGCCTTCTGCGTATTTGACATAACAGAATTCCCGTATAGGTTGGTAGGTAAGTATAGAAACAATGAAATAAAGCCAATTCTATTTCCCAATGTGATCTTTGACACGGCAAAGAATTATAATAATGCTAATATAATGATAGAGGTGAATGATATAGGAGATCAAGTTGCTTCTATTCTTCAGTTTGATTTGGAATATCCCAATCTATTGATGTGTGCTATGCGTGGTAGAGCAGGTCAGGTTATGGGATCTGGCTTCTCTGGTGGCAAAGCACAGTTGGGTGTCAAGATGAGTAAGACGGTTAAGAAGCAAGGATGCTCTAACCTCAAGGCACTCATAGAAGAAGACAAGTTGATCATCAATGACTATGAGACCATTGCTGAGTTGACTACCTTTGTACAAAAGAAAGACTCTTGGGAAGCTGACGAGGGATATCACGATGACCTAGTAATGTGTCACGTGATTTTCTCTTGGATGGTGTTACAAGATTTCTTTAAGGAACTAACAGACCTTGACGTTCGTAAGAAGATCTATGATGAACGTAAGAATGAGATGGAGCAAGATATGGCTCCGTTTGGATTCATAGAGACAGGACTAGAAGAAGAGACTATAACAGATGAAGACGGTAATGTTTGGCAGCTAGATGAGTATGGTACCAAGCAGTATGAAGTCGATTATATGATGCCCTATATCTGATGGAATTTGATGAAGAGTTTTCTGTAGACCATCTAATTTTTAAGACAAGGAAATGTAGGGTCTGTGAACAGGAGAAGAGTCTTATAGAAGATTTTTATTTAACTAGAAAGAGTAGAGGCAAGCTTGCATCTTCCTATTCATATGAATGTAAGGTGTGCACTATAAAGAGAATATTAGATAGAAGAAAGAAAGGTGAACCATTCCCTGAATGGATATATCCTGACTGGTAGTTCACGCATTGTTTCCCCATTGGAACTTCCCGTTTGAATAAATAAATTTAGACAAATCTGGATCTTCATTCAGGAGAGGTTATCAAATGGCAGGGCAAGTATCACCTGGAGTCGTAATTAAGGAACGCGACCTTACAAACGCTCGTATTGATAGTACTATCGATAACGTTGGAGCACTGGTAGGACCGTTCGAGCGAGGTCCAGTAAATCAGATGGTGAATATCACCAACGAGAAATCATTACTAGATTATTTTGGTAAGCCAAACTCAGACAACGCAGAGTATTGGTTTACTGCTACAAACTTCCTATCATACGGTGGACAACTACAAGTTGTACGTATCGGTTCTTCTGCGTTAGTTAACGCTGTTACTGATAGTGCTTCTGCTGTACTGATTGAGGGAGACACAGACTATTCTACAAACCATTTCGATGGTGCACAGAATTTCCACTACGCGACTAAGTACGCTGGTTCTTATGGAAACAACGTAAGTGTTCACGTAGTAGACCACGGACACGACTTTGATCTAACTGTTAGTGCAGCTACAACTGCTGTTGCTGGTACTACTGTATATCAAGACAACGGTGTTACTGGTAAATTATTCGTAGATCCTGCTGGTGGTACTGCTCTTAAAGTATTCGAGACCAACGGTAACCTCGTAGTAGGTACTTCTAATCTCCTAGTTCAGAACACAGGTGCTACAAACACAACTCTTAACGGTGCTATAGCTGCGGGTGACGCAACTATCACAGTTACTTCTGCTACTGGCATTGCAACTGGTGAGTATCTCCAGATTGCTGGTGGAGAAATCGTTAAGGTAACTGATACTGCTTCTGCTCCTCAACTCTCAGTTGATCGTGGACAGTTCGGAACCACAGCTGCTGATGCTGCTGACACTGCTACTGTATATGAGTTAAATGCTGTAAACGTTACTGCTTCTACTAAGTGGTGGGATACAGTAAAACTTACTGGTACAGATATTAACTGGAACACTCTTGTTTCACGTCCTGGCACATCAACATACGCTTCTAACTTCAGTTCTAAGTACGACGAATTAAGTATCGTTGTTCTTGACGCTACTGGTTCAATCACTGGTACTAAGAATACTATTCTTGAGAAGTTCCAGAACGTATCTAAGTCTGCTGATTCACAGACTACAGAAGGTGCAGACAACTACTACGCTAACGTTCTGCGTTTTGCTTCTGATTATCTTTGGTGGGGTAAGCACGATGCTACCAACACCACTGCTTCATATGGTGGTTATACTACTGCTGTTTGGGGTAGCGGAATTCAGAGTGGAACCAATTACACAATGCTTGGATATCAAGCATACACAATGGCAGGTGGTGTAGATGGTTATACTGTTACTGCTGGTGATCTAACCGCTGGTTATGATCTCTTTGCAGATACTGAATCAATCAACCTAGACTTTATCCTCGCTGGTCCTCTTCTAGGAACCAGAGTTGATTCAATCTCCGTGGCTCAGAAGTGCGTTAACATTGCTTCTGCACGTAAAGATTGTATGGCATTTGTCTCACCTTATAAGGGTGCAGTCATTGGTACACTTGCTACAAGCACCGATGCACAAAGAGACAACGTAATCGACTTCTTCGATGGAGTTGGTTCATCAACTTCCTATGCTGTATTTGATAGCGGTTGGAAGTATATCTACGACAGATTCAATGATACCTATCGTTACGTACCTTGCAATGGTGATGTTGCTGGCTTGGCTGTTCAAACCGCTAATGACCTAGATCCTTGGTTCTCACCTGCTGGATTTAACAGAGGTAACATTCGCAACGTAATCAAACTAGCATACACACCTGCTAAGTCTGATCGTGACAAGCTTTATCAAGCACGTGTAAACCCAATCTCTAGTTTTGAGGGTCGTGGTACTGTTCTCTTCGGAGACAAGACTGCACTTAGCACACCTAGCGCATTCGATAGAATCAACGTTCGTCGCTTGTTCTTGGTTGTTGAGAAGCAAGTTGAGAACCTCGCTAAGAACGTTCTGTTTGATCTTAACGATGAGATTACTCGCTCTAGCTTCGCTAATGCAGTTGGTGGTTACCTTCGTGAGATCCAAGCACGTCGTGGTCTAACTGACTACCTCGTGATCTGCGACGAGACTAACAACACAGGCGATGTCATAGATCGTAACGAGTTTGTTGCTGAGATATACCTCAAGCCTTCTCGCTCTATCAACTTCATTACAATTACATTCGTTGCTACCCGTACTGGTGTAAGTTTCGATGAGATTGTAGGCAGATAGAGATTCACTCCCGCTAAATAAATTAACAGAGGTCTATTAACAAATGGCAGTCACAAGTAATGTAAAGGACTTCCTCTCGAAAGTACGGAGTGGAGTCAAGCCTAATCTGTTTAGGGTCAAGTTAGATTGGCCTGCTGGATTAGGCGTATCACAATCAGATAGAGAACTCGGATCATTCCTTTGTAAGAGTGCAGCACTTCCTGCCTCTAACATTGGTGTCATCGATGTTCCTTTCCGTGGAAGAGTAGTTAAGGTTGCTGGAGACAGAACCTTTGATACTTGGAGTCTAACAGTTATTAACGATACAAACTTCAGACTACGTAATCTGTTTGAAGGATGGTTGCAGTCAATCAATGCTCACGAAGATAACGTTGCTGCATTGATCAACCCTGATGGTGGTGGTACAGGATACACTAAGGATCTTGTAGTTCATCAACTCGGACGTAATGGCGAAGATCGTCAGGACAACTACGTTAAGACTTACAAGCTCTGGGGATGCTTCCCAACTCAGATTTCACAGATTGATCTTGCATATGATAGCAATGATCAGATCGAAGAATTCACGGTTGAATTCCAAGTTCAATACTGGACAGCAGGTGACAACCCTGAAGAGTACGATAACGGCATAAATTAGATTGACTAAATACCTTTTGTAGAAGGTATTCACACCTTATTATGGCACAACTTTTTGGATTCTCCATTAAGAGAAAGGCGGCACCTCAGGGTCAATCCCCGATCCCGCCATCACAAGATGATAGTATTACCACTATTGCTGGTGGATACTTTGGACAATATGTAGACCTCGACGGCGGCGCATCAACTCGTAATGAGTACCAGTTGATACGTCGCTATCGTGATATGGCCCTTCATCCAGAAGTGGATACGGCTATTGACGAAGTAGTTAACGAAGCGATTATATCTGACTTAGATGATACTCCAGTACAGATAGAACTATCTAATCTGAACGTAGGAGAAAATATCAAGACAAAGATACGTGACGAGTTCGAGAATTGCAAACGTCTCTTAGGTTTTGAACAGAGAGCACACGAGATATTCCGTCGTTGGTATATTGATGGTAGACTTCACTACCATAAAGTAATAGATTTAGCAAATCCTAAGTTAGGTATAACAGAGCTTAGGTTCATCGACCCACTTAAAATTAAGAAAGTGAGGGAGATGAAAAAGGAAGCGGATCCTAATAAAGCAAAACAGGCAGGTAAAGAACCTACCATTTTGGATCTGGACTTTGGTAAGCACGAAGAGTATTACATCTACAATCCAAAAGGATTCTTGAATATGAATGGTCCTGAGCAAAAGGGCATTCGTATGGCAGAGGATTCTATTGCTCGTGTAGATTCAGGATTGCAAGATCTAAATCAAAAGATCACTTTATCTTTCTTACATAAGGCTATCAAGTCACTCAATCAACTTAGGATGATTGAGGATGCGCTAGTCATCTATAGATTATCCCGTGCTCCTGAGCGTAGGATATTCTACATTGATGTAGGTAATCTACCTAAACAAAAAGCGGAACAATACCTCCGTGATGTAATGAATAGGTATCGTAACAAGCTTGTATACGATGCTAACACTGGTGAGATCAGAGATGACAAAAAGCATATGTCGATGCTTGAGGATTTCTGGTTACCACGCAGAGAGGGTGGTAGAGGCACAGAGATCTCTACTCTTCCTGGTGGGCAAAACCTTGGTGAGTTAAAAGATGTGGAGTACTTCCGCACTAAACTTTTCAAGTCACTCAACTTACCCCCCAGTAGACTCGATGGAGAAAAAGGATTTAGTCTCGGAAGAAGTAATGAGATTCTTCGTGACGAACTTAAATTTTCCAAGTTCGTCGGTCGCTTGCGTAAAAAGTTTTCTGTTCTGTTTGATGATATTCTGAAGACTCAACTTGTATTGAAGAGAGTT